GGAATTTCGAAGGTTGTAGAGTCTAATCGGAAAGTTTCATATACCCCAGAAAGACCGACTTGCGTCAAGAACTTTTTGGCTCTGCTACGTCCGACCTTCTTCTTAAACACTGCTTTCTGACCTTGTTCAACAACTTTAACTTCAGCGAAAGCGCCCAGTGCATCGATTACTCGATTAGGAACAATTTCGTCTGCAGTTTCAATTAAAATCTCATAGATATCATATCTATTTTTCATAAACTGGTTAATAGAGCCAGCTAATTGGTTTAGTTCGTCTACCAGCGCTTCATTTACATTCTCTACAGTGAACGTAGCAGGAGCGGTACCTCTGGCAGCGTGTAATGCTAATTCTTTAATTTCTTTTATCGTAGCCATTGTATTTACCTCCTCCTTAATTAAGCCTGGATGACCTGAAATTTTACTCCGAATTGACCATCGGGCATGGTTGTTGCCTTAATTGCTAGTAATACTGGGCCTTCTTGTGGTTTGGTTTCTGAAATTAGGATAGAACCATCAGCACTTATTCCACCATATATGGGGTTTACCATTTTTGCTAACGCTTCTTTTACATCGTCATCGTCAGACCAGCCAGTATCAACTGTCGGGTCATAGCTAATGCAATTTGTGGTGAATTTATCCCCATTGTCTAATAGACCGAGTCTTGGTAGTACATCTCCTACCCCAAGTTTAAAATTCTTTAAACCTATTTTTGCATCTTCATATAGATGTTCTGCAGAGTAGTTCAATCCATAAAGAACTGCCCCGTTATGCGGCAATTTAATGGTTCTGTTTACGTTGTCAATAGCCAAAATCATGCCGTTTTCCGCGACTTTTCCTTCGAAGTCAGTTTCATCAAGGGAGCATTGTGCTTCAACTCGACCGTCTCTACGGAAAGCTACATTGTTTAGCTCTAATTGAGCAAAACCGTCAATTACTAATCTTTTTGCAGCCATATTTTATTCCTCCATTATTTTTTATATTTTGATAATAGCTCTTCGATACCACCCTTAGGCTCATCTTTGGGCAGGTAATCAGGTTGCTTGCCTTTTGAGAATATTGTTGGGTTAGATTTTATTAGCTCGTATGCTAGTTCTTTCTCTAAGCTAATAGCGTCATACTCATCAATTTTTTCTGTGTAGTTGGTGATAATTTCTTCAGAAAGTTGTTCTTGATATTTATCAATAATTAACTTTTTTTCTTTAAGTTCTACTTCCTTTTTGAAGGCGCTAAGAACTTTAATTTTTTCTTGAGCTTCCTCTAAATTGCTAGTGAAAATGTCCTGCTCTGATTTTAAAGTAGAAATAGTCTCTTCCTGCTCTTTAATTTTCAGCTCAAATTCGGAATTTTCTTTTTCGAGCGCGGGAATTCGTGCAAACTCTTCATCAATCTTGGCAAAAGAACCCCCATTAAGCTTTTGGATTGTCTCTAAGGCCGCTTTTTCCTCCTCATTAACATCAACTATAAAACACTTTTCCTTTTTCTCAATAGTTACGGTATCTTCCTTGTCATCTTTAAGGTAGTAGACTCTATAATATGCATCTTCTTCATAGCTATAGACTAAGGCATATTCATCATAGATAGCAATTATAGTATATGCTACCTCCCACCCTCCTTCTTCATTGAAATTTGGATTTAAAAGATCCCAAATTTTGTCGTGCTTTTCCGAATCGGAAAGTTTGAATTTTATTTTGTTCATTTTTGAGTTTCCTCCCTTTAATTTTTTTGAGGAATTTAAATTATATTCCTCAAGTTTTTTAATCCATTCTTTCAAGGTTTCATACAGAGTGAAGAATGCAGCGCCCTCAAAACAAGGTTCTACGTCATCTCCTAAGATCTGTAACCCTAAAAAACTAGCTTTTTTAAATACAAATAATTTTTTACCATCTCGAACTTGCCATTCACCTTCAATGGAAGGTTCATACAATTCCATAGATTGCGCTTTTCCCATTATCTCTGATGCCTCATCATATAAGGCAGTAAAGATAAGTACATCAACGCAGGCATATGTGTGGATTTCTCCACTTGAGTCAAGGTGTTCTTCCCACCTTAAGTTTGGGTTTTCTGGAACTATACCATATATCCGACCGAAGTACCTTTCTTCTCCATGATCAGAAAAATCTTTGTCCTCTTCTTCATAAATACCTTTTATAGGCGTGTATGGTATTGTTTTTAGTAGCTCTTCCGCAAAGCTGTCTGTTATAAAAGTACCATTACGGTTTGCCCCTTTATAAAAAACTCTGCAACGCCCTCGTGAAATAGTATCACTATATTTTTCAAGCTCCCCATAGAGAGCAACTGAAAACTGTTTTATTGCTTTGTTCATGTTTTAGTTCCTCCTGTGGTGTTATCCATAGACTCTTCGTTTTTAATAGTTTTTTCAGCTTTTTCCTCTTGTTCCTTTGGTGGGGCGCCAGGTGAGTCTGCCGCGCTTTGAGTGTAAGAAGAACTTAATGGCTTAAGTTTTTCTGCTAGGTTGAGAACATCATTCTCTAAGTCCTTAATGTTGCCTAGATCTTGTTGACTGATTCCCATTGCTATTGCAGGATAAAGAAAACTATATCCAGAACTAGCCATTTTAAAAGCGCGGTCTATATATTTTTCTTCATTGTAGTAACTAACTGGCAGTATTTGGTATTTAAAAGATATATTCTTATCACCAAACAAAGTGTTTATCGTGTTTGTAATAAAGTTGGCAAATTTTCCAGCTAGGTACATCATCAGAGCCAAATCATTCTTCAATGAGGTATCTAATGTGGCGCTCCCAGTTGAAGCAAATAATTGTGAACTTACTCCAGTTTCTTGATAAACATTTTGTAACATCTTCTCTATACTATTGCGCGCAGCGTCTGACGCAGTTTTAGAAACAACGGCATCTACATCAGCATAGGTTGTAAGTACACTAATGTTTTTATTCTTCCTCATCATCTCTACAGAACCTTTGTGCATCATCTCTGCTTCTTCTGGTTCAAAAAGTAATTCTCCTGAAGCAAGGTGAGGAATCTTTTGAACAAGTATCTTCCGAATTTCTTCTAAATCTCTTTCTCTTTCTATTTCTATTGTTTCTTCAAGTAATATTGTCGATGGAATAGTACTTAAAAAGAGTGGTCTGTTATCAAAGAATGGAAAACAAACTCCCACATCGGCGGGTATGAATATCCATTTCGAGCTTTGTTTGCCACGCTTATATTGTTCATAAGCATCAGATATAAACTTTGGATAAACTTCTAATATACTTTTTTGTTCTCTTTCTGTAAAGAAGGTGTTAAAGTAATCTAAGTTAAATTCAATAATATCGTTTCCTTGTGTATCTTTAAAGCGAGTCGTGCAATACCTTGCCGGCAAATCTAAGATAGTTAGCCTATCCTTATTCATTGTTTTAATAACACCATAGTAGCAACCATCTATCAAAGTGCGCAGGGCGCAATTCGTAAAAAAGGTTTCTACCGAAATCTTCTCAACAAACTCCACTGCCTTGTGATACTTTTTTGCAATACGTGTCATGGAGAGACTCTTACCAAAGCTTGGTCGGGGAATTACCACTCCCACGTACTTCAAAAGAGTGGCGTAGTGAAGAAGAATTCTTTTATAATAGCCTCCCCTGTAGAAAAAGGTTCTAGATAGCCTTTGTTGTTCTGGTATAGAGTCAGAATTAATTATCCTCTCAATCTCTTCTAGAGTATAGTCTTTTGAGCGTCTACGACTACCTATGGCGCCCCAGCCATTATCGTATGCGGCGTCATTGGTGGCTATCATTTCCTCTTGTGCTTTTTTAAAGGAGGATAAATTAAATCTCCCTGTTTTCTTTTCTTCCATGTTAGCGTCCTCCTGTGAAGAATATCAATTTTCTCGGCCCCCTGGTTCGACGTCGTTCCCGCTTAAAAGAGCTTTCCTCCAACTCCTTAATGCGCCACAACCCATAAGCAAAAGAATGGTATTTATCATCAGGATATCGAGAATTTATTTTTTCAAGTTTTATATCTAGCTTCGCGCCGGTTCTCTTCAGGCGCAAATTCGACATCTCATCAAACAAGCGTGACGTCATCTCATGAGGCATAAGCCTCTCAACTCTTTGAGCAACTGACATTTTTTGTCCTTTTTTAGTGGCTAGCAGATAGCTTTTGGCTGCTTGTTCGCCTATTAAAAAACGAACCTGCCCGCCAGTTACCTTAGAATATGCATTACCGTGTATTTGAGAGTTCAAGGTAGGAGTAGCCTTAATACCATAAAGAATTTTAATTGCATCCTTCGGCTGAATCTCTAAATAATTCTTATCATTGATAAAGCCATATGGTGGTAATCGTTCTCCTTTTTCGTTAAACTGCTCTTTTATCATTTCATCTGCTAAAGCTACACCAAGTCCGTTTGTGTCTATACAGACTTCGCGTGGATTAAAGCGTTGAATTATCTCTTTTAGCTCCGCGGCCTGACGGCTAAAGGTTCGAGTTTCTGGAGTCCGTCCAAGCACATATAAGTTAACCAAAGTGCTACGGTACCCCCTCTCAGTAATGTTCACTCGAAACACTGAACAAGCCGTTTGGTCGTTTACCCTTCCAACGTCCACTGATATTAAGTAGAATTGGTTGGAATTGGGTCTACTGAAAGAGCGTGTTTCCGGATTTTTTATTGTTCGATACTTTTGAAGCTTGTCGTAATCATACCAAGAATCTGCACTAGACCCTGACCAAATTGACATGTACTCGCGCGCAAACGATTCCTCGTCGTAGGACGGAGACATTTTTAACTTGTTGATATATGTGCGATCAAGCAATCCATGCATTACTGGGAGTCGGTAGTCGCAACTAAAGGTAAAGGCATTCTCTGGGTCGATAATAGACAACTGAAAAATATCAATTAGTAAGTTGTAAGCGAAGGAAATCTTACTGCCAGCGGAAGTCATAAAAATTCGTTGTTGGTTGGGTTCTTTTTCGTTTACTGAGTTATCGGGCAGTCGGCGCGAAACGTTTAGCAATGGAAGAACAACCTCATTGATAGGCTCTTCTTCGTGGTCGCGCACCTCATCGATAAGTCCACCGTTGCGCCGGCCTCCTCTTTGAGAGTCCAGGGCGCCGACTACGTCGAACTGGCTTCCGTTTCTGAACTTTAGCGTAACATAGTCCTTACCAAAGTTACCAGGTGTGGCAGAAACATCTCCACCAATAACTTCCTTGCGGAGTAGCGGCCACCTCTCGTAAATTTCAAGAATCTTCTCCTTCGCAATTTGCGCCGCTTGGTTTTTGTTCGGGGCGCAGATAAATCGCTTTGTGCCTGGCATGAAAATACATTGAAGTATCTCTGCCAATATAGTGATAAATGATTTTGAGAAAGCACGTGGCGCGGTGATGAATACGTCACGGAACCTCATGAGCGCGCGCAATATAATTCTCTGGTAAAAGAATAATTCAAAGTTAGAGTCACTTGGAGTAATCAAGTCTAAATAAAGATCAGGATAAGCAGAAAAGAAGCTTCCATACTTTCCCAGCAAATCCTCTATACTCTCCAAGTACGGCGCGGTCAACGTAACTCCCTTATCGATGGTAATACCCTCGCGCTCACCCAACTCGATAATATTGTTCCCTTCCGCTAATACCGGTGAGGTTGTCAGTAATGGCTTAGTCATCCCCATCTACCTCTGCGCGGAACTCGTCATTCTCCCCAAACAAATCTTCATATCCTTCAGTTTCATATTCATCAAGGTCAAAGGGTTTATCAAGCCCGTAATAACTGGCTTCCTTCTCTAGTTCTTTGGCGCTCTTCAAGGCCTCAATTCTTCGGGTAATTTCCTCACCGATACCGATTTCATTAACATAAAGCCTGCGGTTGCCAGCTTGGATGTTCTTAATAGTCTCATCTACTATGTCTCTGGTAACCCCATCATAGAATTTGTTTTTCCACCCTCTTTTTTCTAGCCAACGTATTAACTCTCCCATGGAATCAAAGTCACTGGCATTTTTAACGTTTTTTGGAGTAAATTCAGCAGTCTTAACAAGCCGGTCGTAAGCCGTTAACATCTTATCGAAGTCCGCGCCTTCGCGTATTCTATTATCAAGTTCATAAGAAATCTTACAAATTTTAAGTGCTTGGTCGTGTTGTAAGGCTCCACTTACGTTCTGCGTCATTAGCAGCCCCGTGTACAGGCGTTCGAGGTAGTTAAGGGCTTCTTTGTCATAGTTCGCGCCCCACTTCTCCGCAAGTTTCCTCCATTTTTCCTCTTCAATGCGAGGTAGCTCTTCCTCAATAAGTGAAAGTTCTTCCAAGCGTTTAAACTCTCTGAAGTAGTCTCCCCAGCCAAGCCCCTCATATTCCTTCTCCATAAAAATGGCAGCATAAAGAGGGAAAACATCTTCTTTGTTGTCCTCGCGCAACCTTTCAAATTCTTTTGGCACAAAAGGTAAGTCGGCATACTGACATAGTTTATCTACAGCATCCCAACTAAAATCCTGCGCTATTAGATGCTCCTTAATACAATCATTGCAAATCGGCAAGTATCCGTCAGGATAAAAAAAGGACTTAGTCTTCACATAGCTATCCGGACCGAGATCTCTGCCGCAACGATTACACTTCTTTAGTATAAAAGGAGCGCTTTGTTTTGGTATTTTCGGTCTCATTTTTTAATTCTCCTCCCGGCCGCGCGCACTATCTGCTTCAACTCTCTGCGCTTTTTTCTATTTAGCTTTGAAAACTTAACCATAATATCTTCAACAATATCTCCCATTGGGCGCAACTCTTCGCCCTCCAAAAGTTCAACCCCCAACAACTTCGCCAGCCCAATGAACTCCACTGCTTCTAACTTGGCAATACCTTCCAAAAATCCTCTCATTTTCCCGCCTCCAATTTCTTTCTCTCTCTTTCTTTTTTATCACAAGCCTTACAACGGCTACTTAACCCGTCTTTAGCTCTAGCCTTCCTCACAAAAAAGTCGGGGTCGCGCAATAGCATAGTCCCACACATACTACACTTCTTAAAATTTTCCGGGAAGAACACATTTCCAATAATCTTCTCGTGCAATGCGGCCGCCCCGCATATCTTTACCAATATCTTCTGCCGAAAGATTGTCGAAATATAGTTTGTCGTATACGATTTACCGTATTTCCTATTGATATAGTGCGCGATGTCGTAATTTCGCTTCCCTTCTATTTTTAGGTGCAAAATCTCCGAATGAACTCTATCCAAGTCCGCCATTTCAGTATAAAAGAATAAGGTGCGAAGGAGGCGATCGGTGGTTGAGTCAACGTTGGAGTCCTCCTTCGCAACGGCGCAAGCATCTTCAAT